TTTTCTTGGAAATTTTTCAGCAAATAGATTTCGTCGGATTGGTCGAGGGATATTTTCTTGCTGGAGCCCAGTGCTTTATTCAAGCGCAAGCGAAACACGAGATTATCACTATTGTAATCCGAGAAGGTACACGAGACTTGGTCGCTATACGTATTCGTAATCGCAAAATGCACATCGTCCATTGTAATATTGCGGTCAAGCATTTCCTCTGTATTCATCGTCAAACGGATAACCCATTTCGACTTGGTATCCGCTGGCGTTTCTTCACCTTCCTCTCCTTCCCCGCCTTCACCATTACATTCGTCTATCATTTTTTCAAATTCGTTATAGGTTTGCATAATACGGTCATCTTCCGTCTCCACTATTTTTTTTGCGGTCGAGGGGTCAAAACAGATTTTAACCGCCGCCACAATGACCCGCAATTGCGTGTGTTCTAACTTATTTACCATGCGTTTGGCATTGTCTTGGTCGCATTCTTCGCTCTTGTGCAGATAAACCGTACAGGATGGATTTTTCGGATTTTCCGAGAGCGAGATAATTTCTTCAATACGCGGCAAACCACGTGTGACATTCGATTTGCTAGCTACCCCAGCAAAATGAAACGTATTCAATGTCATTTGTGTCGTCGGTTCACCAATCGATTGAGCCGCAATCATACCCACCATTTCACCTGGCGCAATAATGGCTTTTTTATAGGTCACTATAATATGCTCAATGAGAATCGACAAAGCCTTGCGGTTAAACCGCTTTACCATCAACAACTCTTTCGGTGTCAAGTAATAATAGAATAAAGCTTTAAATAAATCATTGGGCGGGCAATAATGAATAGCCACAAGGCGGCTGTACCCTTCATCAATCAGTTCGTAGGCTTCAAGCGGTGTAATATCCACCAACGAGTTGACATTGATAAATTGTTGGCCGTGAATATTGTTAATAATATGGATAAACGACACTGGCATATTCACATTTCGATTGTCTTTATAACCAAAGACATTCTTCGCCAAGCCAGTGCGGGCTTGAATCGCAAAATTAATCAGTTCTTTCGTTTTCTTGGCTAACTCTATACTCTGCTTCGCCAAGCGTTTAATCGTCGGCTTGGTGAAAGATGCCACATACACATCATCCGCTTTCGTTTTGACACCCGTGGCCGAAACCAGCGGCATCTGATAATGGTTGTATATTTCTTCCAAGGTCATTTGCACCAGCGGTAAGGGCTGGGATTCCACCTTCACGGGGTCAAATCCATCGTCCCCATACGAGAATTGTATAATCTTATTCTTGTTGTTGCGTACCGTCATGTCATACTCGACCTTCAAATCTTCCAACCCTTTAATCAAGCGGCGCTGGATGTAACCCGTTTGCGACGTCTTGACGGCTGTATCAATAATACCGATACGACCACCCATCGCATGGAAGAACAGCTCCGCCGGTGTTAAACCAGAGATAAAGGAGTTTTCGACGAACCCACGTGCCGTCGGCGAATCATCGAATTTCGTGAAATGCGGTAGCGTGCGGTTTTCAAAGCCATACGGAATACGTTTGTTATCAATATTCTGTTGGCCAAGACACGAAATCATCTGGGAAATATTCAGGTCACTACCCTTCGAACCCGCATTGACCATAATGACAAATCGATTCTCTTTATTCAAGCTTTCACGGCCGATTTTACCCGCATCATTCACAGCTTTACTCAAGATATTATTGACTTGTATTTCAAACTCTTGCTCGTCGGTGCGTCCCGACTTATTCTCAAAGATGCCTAAATGCGTCTGGTCAATCAGTGATTTGACCTCCATTTTCTTTTTGATGATAATATCGGAAATCGCATCATTGGTCGCTTTATTCGCAATCAAATCACTCACTCCGACACTGTAACCACTCTTTTTCATATACTCGGTCACAATATTCTGTAAATTATCGACGAAATCAATGGCTTCCCTGTTCCCATAATCATTACAGATGCGATGTATGAGCCCAATGGTACCGTCACCCAAGACCCCTTTCTCGAGTTGTCCTCGTACATATTTTCCATTCACTATTTCTAATACATTGTTCGATGTTTTGTAATCTTCCTTGTCGCCGAACCGCTTGGTTTTATAGCGTAAGGTAAAAGGCGGCAAGATTTGCGAGAGGATATTAAAATTCGATATATCTTTCTTCGGTAATTTTTCTATGTCTACTTTGTTGTAGGCCATCAGTAGATTCATTGCCTCCCGTGCATTGAATTTGGTATTTTCACGGGTGAAGCGGTAAGACCCGAGTAAGGAATCTTGGAAAATACCAATGATGGATTTATTGTTGGCTGGGCTTATAATTTGCCAAGGCACCGCTGCTAAATGTCGGAGCTCGGCTTCACTTTCTATATCTTGTGGCATATGTAAATTCATCTCATCTCCCAATGAGCACCCTCTAGCTTTCACTAAAGGCCAGACTGTATCTTAAGCAAACTCAGGTTGATTAGACCATCATTGTTCACCAACATCCGTTCAGTCGTTGAAGGGCTACCATGTCCTTATCATAACAGATTTAGGTAGTCACACTGCGGATTGCCCAATCCCTAACATTGTTACCATTGGTTACGGCTATTAACCGTGTTCCCTTTTAACAATTTCTTGTCAAAGGTGGTAGTTAGGGCTCTAAGGGGTTTCCCGCTGCAAGATGTTTCGCCAATTGATTCTTTAAATTTATAATAAATTCCTTAGCCTCTGCTTTACTCTCGTCCAAGGAAATATGAACTCCACCAAAGTCTGCTTTTTTTCTATCTATATAGACATACCAACCATATTGCTTTTTATCTCGATTCAAAGGTTTAATATACTTGTCGATATCATCATCGATTTGTTTAATATCCTTAAACTTTTGAATTTTTTTATCTTTAAAATAACTTTTAACACCGTTAGACACACGTTTTTTACTCTCGTCACTATGAGTGAATACACTTCCACCATTTTTAAGATTGTATCCGCCAGGAAACAAACTGTTATGGTGCTTAATATAGTGTATTTCCTTATCATTTGCTTCATCCATTTCACAATACTCAATCAAATCAACTACAAAATCGGCAACACCATATTTTCGTATGGCATTATTCAAATAATGTGACTGATTTTTTTTAGTGGAGAAAGCTTCTGATATGTGACATTTAAAACGTCCATCGCATCCGTAGGGTCTATATCTCTTATGGTTTAATATATGAGAAACCGCTTGTCCTACATATATCTTACCAGTAGTAAGATTTGTTATTTTATATATTTCGCAATATCGCTCAGCTGGGTTATCTAATATGATGTTTTTTGACAGTCTTTGCTCTTTTGATGGTTCCATTTCTATTTATTATTAATTTTTTGTATTTAAGTTGTTTTATTAAAGAATCACTTGACTAGGAGGTTTCACGCTTTTCACGCCTCCTGTTTTCGACAGAGAAGTTTATCGAAATCGGCATTGTAGGGTTTAGTCACAGAGACATTCATCCGAAAGGTTTCCCCTACGGGCATGATGCGGACTATATGGCCCATCATGGACATTCTGTGCAGGGTCGGTTGGCGATTGAAGAGTATACAATCGCCGTCCATCATATGCCTATGGACTGTATCACCGATTTCCAATTGAATGGAATCACGGTCGATATAGCGGAGCGAAATATTATCGCCATTTTTCTTCACAAGAATCTTGGCGCCAGGATGGACATCCGGTCCATTACGCACCAATTTCTCGAGAAATTTCATATTCCGCATATTCACCACGACGGGCTTCGTGAGATTCTTCGCCATTTTCAGCGGCACACCCAACTCCCGTGCCGATAAGTTCGGGTCAGGGGTAATGACCGAGCGGCCACTGTAATCCACCCGCTTCCCCATGAGATTGCCTCTGACCCGCCCATGTTTGCCCACCAGCCGCTCTTTGATGGATTTTAAAGGCCGTCCCGAGCGTTGTGACATCGGCGGCGCACCTGGAATCTTGTTATCAATCAACGAGGCCACATAATACTGTAACAAGATGGTCCAATCGTTAATCACATTCGTCGTCGCATTCGACTGTATTTTTTCTTGTAATGTTTTGTTCGCTTTGAGAATGCTGACAATGATATGCGTGATATCATCTTCACTGCGTTGTTGTGAGTCATGTTTCACCGAGGGCCGCACGGCAGGCGGCGGGATGGCTAGGACTTGACAAATCATCCAATCGGGCCGTGACCAAATCGGACTGAAGCCCATAAAGGTCACATCATCATCCGAGATACGTCGAAAACATTTGAGTAAAATTTCGGGTGTTAAATTCATGACTAATTTTTCATTTTCATTGCCCACCCCTTCGACATTTTCCCATTCCGCTATCAGGGTTGATAGGCCTTCCTTTTTCAATTTGCTGGGCTGTTTGCAGCCACAGCCATCATCGGTATCTTCGCCACATCGCTTAATTTTACTCGCATACACAAAGACCGCGCCCCATCTATCCTGTGCGGACATTTTCATCAAATGTTCGTATTTTTTCTTACTAATCAATAGCTTACTGCATTTGATACAAATACAGCGGGCAATTTTGATGATAGTACTCAAATATTGGATATAGAATAAAGGTCGGGCGAGTTCAATATGGCCGAAGTAACCAGGCGTCTGCATATAATCGAGGCCATCTGTGGGGCAAATTAAGCCTGGGTCTAAAACACCCATGCGAGGGTCAAACAAACCACCGATAGCGGGCTTATTGTTGACATAGGCTTCTCGGTTGGTAATTTCGGCGACAGAACCTTTGCGAATTTCTTCAGCGGATAGAATACTGAATTGAATCCCAATGATTTTTGTCGCATTTTGCTTTTGCATGGTGCCTTTGTTTCGGTTTGAAGCCATGGTGTATCTTATATTAACATAATAATATTTAGATATATTTAATTCAATTTTTTTTATATATAACTAAATATGAATTTGGTAAAAAATTGAAAGTAAAAAGAAAGCCAAAGCAATCAGTAAACCAAACCAACTTAACACTCATCATGTCTTCTGCTTCTGACTCAACGCAAAAGAAATACAACACACGCTTGGCGACGGCGAAAGCTGGGCTTAGTGAGAAGAAGACTTCTACTGATAGTGCTAGTGCGGTTGCCACAAGTGCGAATAAAAAAGCGGAGCTTAAATATCACGAATCGTCTGACGATGATGCGAGTGCAAGCGACGCGGGTAGCGCAAGCGACGCAGAAGCGGGTAGCGCAAGCGACGCAGAAGCAGAAGAAAGCGAAGCGGACACAGACACAGACACAGAAGACGACGAAGACGATTACATCAGCGAAACAGAAGAAGAAGAGGAAGATGAGGATTATATTGCCTCCGCCGATGAAGGCGAGGTCGATGAAGAATTAGCGCAGCATGAATATAAAAAATTTCTGAGTGAATTGTTTCCCTCCAAGTATATGACCGAGCGTGCGAATGCGGCTGCAGCGGCGGTTGAGCATAAAAAATCATCTAATACAAAGTGCCCTATGGCGCCTAAAAAGAAATCACACCGCCGCATATTAAGCAGCGATGAGGAAGAGGAAGAGCAAGAAGAGCAAGAGCCAAAAAATAATAAAAAAAATCCCATGAAAAATTTCAATATTTCCTTTATTATTAATGACCGCCAGAATGAAGGCGGCGAAATGTCACCCACCGAAGCCCTCTACGACGAAACCTGGAGTGATAGTTCGGACGAGGAGGAGGCAGGAGCGAAAAAAAGAGACGAAAAAATAAAAAAATATAAACCTATCGAGGAGATAGAAAAACAAAGCGATGATATAGCGGTCTTCGCAAAAATGAAGAGTGTGTTCGAAAATTTACCATCAGAAGAACAAGAAAATCCTATCATTAAGAAAATGATTGATGACCTCAAAGCAAAAGAGAGACGCTTCTTAAAAAAGGCCGAACTCAAGAGCAAAAAACAGAAGATTGAAAATACCAAAAAACTCAAAACACTGTTGCGTGAGCGGGACGTCATGAATGATTTACAATATTTCAATGAAAAGATGACAGTTGCCGAGCAAGAGAGTGCACTCCAACAAATCGAAGAAATAAAAAAACACAATGATATCACCAAACCCTATCGGCTCACCTTGCTCGATGCGGCGATTCCCTCCCAGTACAAGGCGATTGCCTACAGGAAGATATCGTCGTTGCGTAATATGGAGCCAGGCGGCGGTGACTACTACAAAATGAAAAACTGGGTAGACACGTTCATGCAAATTCCCTTCGGGCACTATAAGAATCTGCCGATTACGATTGCAGATGGCGTCGAAAAGTGCCACGAATTTATGGACAATGCCAAACAGATTTTAGACCAAGCGGTCTACGGTTTGAATGACGCGAAGCTCCAAATCATGCAAATGGTCGGGCAGTGGATTGTGAATCCAAGTGCGATTGGCACGGCTATCGCCATCAAGGGGCCCATGGGTACGGGCAAAACAACCTTGGTGAAAGAAGGTATCAGCAAAATTCTCGGCAGGGATTTTGTCTTCATTGCGCTGGGTGGTGCGACGGATAGCAGCTTTCTCGAAGGTCATTCGTATACCTACGAGGGGTCCTCGTGGGGTAAAATCGTCGACCTCTTGATTAAATGTAAGAGCATGAATCCCGTCATCTATTTCGACGAGCTGGATAAAATCAGTGATACGCCGAAAGGCGAGGAGATTGCCGGCATCCTGACCCATTTGACGGATACGGCACAGAACAACCAATTCCATGACCGCTATTTCTCGGAAATCGAATTTGACCTGAGTCGCTGTCTCTTCATCTTCAGCTACAATGATGAGAGCAAGGTCAATAAGATTCTGTTAGACCGTATGTATCGTATTCAAACCCAAGGGTATAACCAAGAACAGAAGACGACGATTTCCAATAAGTACCTCTTGCCGAAAATATGCGACCAAGTGAAATTCAATCCAGGAGATATAACAATCTCGGATGAAACCTTACACTATATTATTACCAATTATACGGATAAGGAAGATGGGGTGCGGACGCTCAAGCGGTGCTTGGAAATCATTTATACGAAACTGAACTTGTATCGGCTGATGCGACCCGATACAAATATCTTTGAAAGTGAGATGTCAATTAAGGTAGAATTTCCGATGCAGGTGACATCGGCGATTGTGGATAAACTCATTAAAAAAGTGGTGGATAGTGGCAGCTGGCACAATATGTATATGTAATCACTGCGTATATGTAATCACTGCGTATATGTAATCACTGCGTATATGTAATCACTGCGTATATGTAATCACTGCGTATATGTAATCACTGCGTATATGTAATCACT